ACTCCGTGTGCGCATTCAACGCACACGGAGATTTCGAGGTAGTTGGCATTCATTTGCCCATATTCAAGCCGAGAACTATATTAGTATACGATACGTCGTAGTACTAGTATTCAGTTTCTTATGATCTTGATATGATACTTTATTTCATTCGGTTTTATTTATTGTAACCGCCCACATGGGGCTTAACAATTCACCTTAATATCACAATGCCAGTGATATAATCCTAATGTAATTTTAATTGGTCATTAGGTACTCGAGAGAGTAATACGAAGTTTTGAATAGAACGATTTGCCGATTTCGTTTAATATTCAGGCTAGTCTAGAGTAATTTTAGCTTATCTCTAGGCCGGCTCCTATTATAGGAGCCGCAAACGTTGGATTTACGTGGAAATTTATAAGCTTTTCCGCATAACGTATATCCGGGGACTTTCCACCCCGAGTACTATTTATTAGTAGAAGAAATGAAATTCATTTGACGATATTTTGGACTTAAAAGACAGAAGTGGAACCCGAAACGCCACTATGTAAATTGTATCGCCCATGGCATCAATCTTACTGTAGTAGACCCGAAACACACAATAGGTGTGTAGTAGCAAGTCACGCAACACAGTAAACATCCCATGTATATACAATCCCAATTGACCCTGGGACTCCGCATAGGAGTATAGCAGACGTCTTAGTTAATATGTCTCACGACAGTCAACTGAAGATTAGTAATTCGAAGAAAATTGATAGATTCTCTAAGGAAAGGACTATTTTATCGTTATAGTATAAAAATCGATATAAGCTGTGAACAGCATGCCAGGCATATGGATAAAACCTGGTAATTATTTGTCCAAGCATGAAAGTAAGCATCGCAGAGGGAAACTGCCATAAGGATTTCATCGTGCACCCCCGTAATAGTCATATCGGGAAGATAGCCGGAACCCACACCGGTTATAAGTATAAGCCTACATGGCGTCTATCAACAACAATTGTCGAAACGACAGAAGACGCTAAATATGTACAGCTAGAAGAGATTATTTTCTCACGCAAAAGTCTTACAGAGACTTATGTTGAACAAGTCAAACGATTTGACACATGGTTAATTCAGCATCGCATTGTTCGGAACATTGCGAGAAGACGCCGTTATCACAATCGTGAAAATCCTGTGTCGACGCCTAAAAGAAAAAGGTTGGATCGGCAGGAGAAACTTGCAGCAAAAGTATTAGACATTTTGCACCGAGATCGCAAATTTTTATTCAAATTGAGAGTTGAAGCGAAACTTAAAAAGATGAATGGTGATATGCTCAGTTTTACACCCCAAGATGGGGCACAAGAGCATTTTGCGATGGGACTGGATCACATGTTATCGAGTGTGTCAGCACTAGCTGGTCAGCACTTGTCAGAACCTGTGATGATGGAAATAGAAGGAATAATAGCTTTATTGCTTGCACTACAAGGGACGAGAGATTTTGTCTCAGCATGTGCTGTTTTGGCCTTATATTTTAGGAAGTATTACGATAGATCATTGGCGATGCAGGCAATGGAATACGTACAGAATTTCATTACTGACCCTCAGGGAGGGTTAGAAGATCCAGATTTGGAAGGAGCAGAAGGTGCTTCTACTTACGATTGGATAGAAATGATGAAAAATTTGCATGGCAATTGGTCGATGGTTAAGGAAAACAAGTTATTTGGCCATCTATCCAAAGTTTTGGGCCTCGTTGTTACTATGGAAATGTGTAAAGCATCAGACGTGACTTTCAGCATTAAGGAAATGAAATTGATAGAACCAGATCAAAAAGTCATTCATGGGTCGGCCATGGATATTGTTGATGCTGCTTTAGGATCAGTATCCTTCTTTGTTGAGATTGCCTCATTATGTTGGAAAAACAATTCCCTAAAACCATTGGTTGTTAACGATGCTGCAGCCATTGAATTAGATGAGGAGTATGCAAATATTTGCTCATATTGGGAACTTGTCAAAAACGGAAACCTGAAGAAGGTTCGAGGTATTTCCGATCATGAATTCGACAATCGACTAGAAGCGTTGGGCTTCAAGTTGAGAGCTCTTCTACCTAATTTGAAAAGTTTTGATAAGAAGTTAGTTCAGGAGAAGTACTCTCGTTTGTTGAACATGAAAAATGATTTCACAACAATGAAACTTAGTAGTGGAACTCGAAAGGCACCATATGCTATTGAATTATATGGCGAGAGTAGTCAAGGTAAGTCTACACTAGGTGAACAAGCACTATCGGCAATGTTGTCGAGTGCTAAATTACCGACAGGCAAGGAGTATCAAGCGTCTTATAATCCAGCTGATAAGTATATGTCTACATGGACGACTGATAAGCTAGTGATGACAATTGATGACATTGCCAATGAGAAGAGTGATTTTGTCGAGAAACCGCCTACGCGCACTATTATTGATCTTTGTAACAATCAGCCGTATTATGCTAATATGGCAGATTTGAATAGCAAGGGCAAGATTTTTGTCGAACCAGCCATTGTATTGGTGACGACAAACGTCAAGGATTTAGATGCTCGTGCATACTCCAATTGTCCTTATTCAGTACAGAGGAGAATGAACATTGTTGTTACTGTGAATGCAAAGCCTCAATTTCAATTCAAAGATAGTCGTGGTAAGGCCATAGGTATAGACAGCGCCGCAGTCGCAAGAGAGTACGATAGTATGGAAAAGGAACCTCTTTTCGATGACATTTGGACTCTGACTGTTGAACGAGCTGTCATGCCCGAGAACAAAGCCACAACAGCGCAATACGAACCGTTATCGTACAAGGGCGAGAAATTGATCGACGTCTCGTTCAAGCGATTTTTGAATTTTGTCATTGAAGAATTTCATGTTCATTTGCGTAGTCAGGAGCTCATCGTTGGGCGTATGTTACGCAGACAAAAACAACTCCACCTTTGTGGTGTAGATGGTTGTGTACAGATGAAGGAATTTTGTGAAGAACATCCCCATACAGACATCCAGCATCATGATGGAGATCACCAATATGATGAAACATCGGATGATGAGGAAGAGGCGTGTAGGGCTATGTTGTCGACACCTGAGAGTTCTGTTTGTAGTGAAGAAGAAGAAGATAGTGAATTTGACATTGAAGACGACGAAACGGTCGACGATGCTGAAAGTACAATTGATCCTGAATGGGAAGCAGAAAGAGAACGTCAAGAGATTATTCATTGTCGTCGGTATCCAGAAGATATGTCAGGAATGATACCTATGGACCCACATTGGGGTGAAGAGGTATATGATGCGCTGACAAGTACAGGTGAGAGGATCTATAACCGTATTTCTGGAGACTTATTCGGTTTTGGCGAAGTAACCGAAGGTGCTGCAGCGTATTTGATACTGCAGCAAGGAAGAAAATTCGCAAAGCATTGGGATTGGGTTCAATGTGTACCTAGTAGTTGGGTGCACAACCCTAGATTCCAAATGTTGGCTATGGCAGCCAATAGTGGAAGATTGCGTACGATTTACATTAGGAGGTCGTGCATAATATGGACAGCTGCAATATCAGCTAGTGCATACACGTTCCGTCGAGGACCAGGAGTTTTTCTCCCCATGTGTACTATGACATCGGCGGCAGCCGCTTATCTACAGTTAGGAATGGTCAAATCTGTAGAAAAACACTATCTGATTGAATTGGAACATAGAAATTCCATTTCTGATTTGTATAAGGATATTCGCGACAAGCACGTTGCGAACATGTGTAAAGCGGGCGGAATAGTTGCTGTATTATATGGTATTTCAAAGGTTTACCGCATATGGCGGAAAAGGATGAGGCCTTCAGAGGAGGAAGTTAAACCTTCTGAGGAGAAGGAGACGAAAGAAGTTGAACCCATTGAAGTGCAAGGTGCACTTGAACCCAAAACTCAGCAAGAAATTGATGAAAGGGATAAAGAGGAATCTCCTTGGACGCAAGTTGCATTGAGACCATTGCCAATACAAAAGGCAGCGGCTAATACGACTGTAGAACAATTGCGGAAGATAGTCGATAAAAACTTGACATATGGAACTGTTGAGACAGATGACGGCAACCTCGCTGTCAATTGTTTGTTTTTACGAGCCAATGTGGCTGTAGTTCCCCAACATTATTTCAAACAGGACAATATCAAGATAACCTTTAGGAAAGAGCAACCAGAACAAGCAGCAGGTATGTTTAGTGCAAAGTTGAGCAAGAGCAAATCTTATTTCATACCAAACACGGACTTGGCCTTATGCTATGTTTCTAGTGGTGGATCATTCAAGGATCTTGGCAAATATTTGCCCGCTGGTCAACTATCAAAATTGGAATTTGATCTCACATATCGTTCGAAAGAAGGTTGTTTGACAAAAGCGAGTGGATTAGCAGATTATTGTCTTACGGGACACAGCGAGACATCATTTGAAGGTCTTTCTTATAAGAGTTTGACTATGAATACGAGACCGGGATTGTGTGGAGCTGTGATAACATCTAGTGCGAAACCCATGATTTTAGGCTTTCATTTGGGTGGGAGATCTGGTACACCTCAGGGTTGTGCAGGAATTCTCACGATGGAACAATATCGTAATGGTTTAGCTTATTTGCGAGAGCTCGAAGGTGTTTTGCTGACTGGAACAGGCGAACAATTTGATGAAAGGGTGATGGGAGTCGACATAATGACAAACAAACCACTTCATAAGAAAAGTCCGTTAAATTTCCAACCACATAGATCCCAGATACAGTATTTTGGATCGTGCATTGGACACACTACTTTTAGATCATCGGCCAAACCGACAATAATAACAGAACATGTTACTGATGTCACAGGAGCGCCCAATATTTATTGTGGTCCAATAGAACAACCTCAATGGGAACCATGGCAGAAAGCTTTGGAAAATATGGCTGTACCAGCGGAGCAATTCGAATGGGACATATTGGACTTAGCTATCAAGGATTACAAGAAGCCATTGATACCCATATTTAAGAGCGAATTTTGGAATAAAACTCGACCTTTGACGGATTTGGAAAATTGGAATGGAGTTCCAGGGAAGAAATTCCTGGACAGAGTGAAAGCCAGTACTTCGATAGGCTTTCCATTGACAGGGAAGAAATCTGAATATCTAGTGGAAATTGAACCACTGGGAGACTACACCAAGGTAGTAGAACCAGTGGAGATAATTCAGAAAGAAATTGACAGGTGTATGGATTGTTACAAGAGAGGAGAACGAGCTTTTCCAATAGCGAAAGCGTGTAAGAAGGACGAGGTCCTTTCAAAGCGCAAGTGCAGGATATTTTTTAGCAATCCTACGGCATTCACGTTTTTAGTGCGCAAGTACTTTTTGCCCATATTACGTGTATTGCAGTTTCACCCTTTACTTTCAGAGTGTTGCGTCGGCGTCAATTGCCACGGACCTGAATGGGACGAGTTAGTGAAACACATGCTCAAATTTGGAATAGAACGTCTATTCATGGGAGACTACGGCAATTACGATCAGAAATTGGTCGCGCAAATATTGCTAGCCGCCCTGCGTATCCTGATCGACTTTGCGAAATTAGTCGATTACGATCCCGAGGACATTGCCGTGATGGAGGCAATGAGTGGAGATTTGGTATATGCCATAATTAATTTTAATGGCGACCTCATTGGATTGACCGAAGGCTCTCACATTTCTGGAAACTCTCTGACTGTTATTCTTAATGGAATCTGCGGAAGCCTCAACATGAGGTGCTATTTCTTTTCGAACAACAAGCTCCCGGAAGGAGCTGAACAGATGAATTTCCGCGATTTTGCAGCATTGTGCACCTATGGGGATGACAATGG